AATTTAGTTGGTTTTGGTGTCGGTGGACAAGCGGCAAAACAAGCTTATAAAGAAACTTTAAAACAAGCATTAAAAGGTAAAATAGCTAAAGAATTATCAGAAGAAACTATTAAAATAGCGGCTAAAGAAGCTGAGAAAAAAGCATTGGGACAAGCAGTCAAAAAAGGTGCTTTGTATGAAGGTGCTATAGGTGCTGGAATTACAACTGCTCAAGATGCTATGTTACAAAATACAGCTATAGAAACAGGTGTTCAAGATGAATTTAGTCTTAAACAATCTGGTATATCTGCGGCTTCTGGTTTTGGTTTTGGAACTTTATTTGGAGCAGGATTTGGTTATGGAGCTTTTAAATTAACAAATAGAAATTTAAAAAATACTTCTATTCAACAATTAACTGATTTACAAAATTATGGTAGAGATACAATAACTGGTAAAAGATTATTTGAAGACATAGGTGTTAAAAAAGAAAAGAAAAATTATTATCAAAATTTATCAAAAGAAGATATAGATAAAATAGAATTTAAAAGTACATTAATTGGTGACACAACATCTATAAGAATTAAGAATTTAAGACAAACAGCAGACGAAGGTATATCAACAAACGATAAACCACCTAAAACACCTTTTAATTATACTAGATATAAAAGAGGTGCGGCACTAACGTATCTTAAAAACTCAGCAAATGAAATGAGTGAATTAATTGGTACTGATAAAATTACATTAAAAGATATGGAAGTCATTGCTGAAAAAATAGGCGCTGACCCTAAAAAACTTAGAAAATTAGCTAAGTCAAAAGCTAAAGAAGACAGAGAATTATTTGGTCTTATTATAGCACACGGCGACAGTATGATTAAAGAATCTGATGATATTGTTAAATTAGCTAATGAATTAAATAGAGTTGATTTAAGTGTAAAAGAAAGACAAGAAATTCTTAAAGAGTTAGAATTAAGAAATAATGTTTTGAATGAATTAATGGATGTTCAAAAATCATTGCAAGAAAATTATGCCAGAGCAACTACTGCTGGTAGAGTTATAAAAGATAAAGACAGAGCGGCTCAATTAATTCTTGAACCTGAAGATGTTCAAATGAAAACATTAAAAGAAGGTGACCCCGAAGCGTTTTGGAAAGCTGTATCTCTTTTAGATGATGACAACCAAGTAATTTTAGCATTACAAAATGCACGTAAAGTTAATAAATGGGATTTATTGGCAGAATATGTTAATAATAACTTATTATCTTCACCTGATACACATATTCTAAACATTATTTCAGGTCTTACACAAACACAGTGGAAACCTTTTGTGATGTTATTAAGAAGCGGTAATTTAGCTTTTAAAGATACTGCAAGAGCTAAAATTGTAGCAAGAGAAGCATTGCAAACATATATTTATCAATATGTATATATAGGTCACGCTTTAAAAAGAGCATTAAAAAGTTTTTATATGGGAAGACCTTTGCTTGATAGCAGGCAAATGAAATATGATAGCAACATTAGACAAGGACAGTTGCAAAGATTTATAAATGAAACAGGTAAATTATTAACAGAACCTTTAGGAGTTGTAGGCACTGTTCTGCAAAAAGGAGTTGTTCAACCTGTATCATATGTAACAAGTTTACCTATGAGAGTGTTATCTGCCGGTGATGAATTTCTTAAAAGTATGATGTTTAAAGCAAGAACTGCGGCACAAATAAATTCAAGAATAATAGATGAAACACCTGATATAGGTATATTTAAAAATAGATTAGAATATAAAAAAAGATTTAGAGAACTAGAAAAAGATTATCTAACAGATGGTGGTGCGGCATTAGAAAAAGACGGCTCACTAGACCAAATGGTTAACGACCCATTACAATATGCTAGAGAAGGTTCATACACACAATCAGCATATTCTACAAATCCTTTAACAGGTAAAAAAGAAGGTAAATTTACTGGTAAAATTTTATCTATAGCAAATCAACATAAGTGGTTAAGAGTTGCAGGATTACACTTTGTCAATACACCGTCAAATTTGTTAAGATGGAATTTTCAACATTTACCTTTACTTGGTAGATTTCAATTTCAAATGAGACATATGTTAGCTAAAAGTGCTGATGGTAAATATTTAAATCCTGAAGCGGCGGCTGAAGCTAATGCTAGAATACAAGCAGGTTGGATGTTATGGGGTGCGGCTATCTTCACAGCTATTAATGGTGATGTTACAGGTGGTGGTTCAAGAGATTGGAAAGAAAATAGAGAAAGAACAAAAACTACAGGATGGCAAGAATACTCAATTAGAACAAAAGATGGTAAATATATTTCTGTAAATAGATTAGACCCTATAATGATGCCATTTATGATAGCGGCTGATTTTGTAGATGCTTTTAGTGACTTCTTTAAACACAATGAAGACTTACCTGAAGAAGTAGAAAATCAATATATTGAATTAGCTATGGGAGTAATAGCTTCTATGACTAGAAATTTAACTTCTAAATTTTATACTAAAAACATTTTAGAAACAGCAAACTTTTTCTTTAGTGATGATTTTATGAAATCAAGAGCTCCAGATAGAATAGGTTCATCTATTATAGCTAGAGCTATTTATAAAATTATACCTTTATCTGGTGGTCTAAGATATACAAGCAGAGTTGTAGATGATTACCAAAGAGAATTATTTACATTTAATGATAGATTAAGAACGTTAAATCCGTTTTCTGATAAAAACAGAACAATGCCACAACGTAATATGTTTGGTGAAAAAATAGATAGAAAGAATGGTTGGTTATTTGGATTAGGTGGTAAAACTGGTTTATGGTCTTCTCCTTTTGCTATGACTACTTTTAAAAATAATGAAACAACTAAATTCTTTCAAAATAGAGAATTAAATTATAAAGCACCTCAAAAAGTTGATAGATATACTAATATTGATTTAAGAAGTATTAAAAACAAAGATGGACAAACAGCATACGATAGATGGTTAGAATTAAAATCTGAAATAAATATCCCATATAAAGGTAAACAATATAAATTAAAAGATTTAGTTGAAACTTTAGTAAGTGATAAAACTAGCGGTTTATATAAATTACCTTCAGGAATAGTGGCTGGAAATGATTACAGACAAAATTACATACTTGATATAGTACATAAAGTTGAACGTATTGCTTTTCAAAAAATGTGGGAAGAATTTCCTGTGTTACAAGATACTTTAGAAGAACGTAATATCTTTATAAAAGAAAAGGCAGAAAGCGCTTTAAGCGAATTTATGCTAGCAATTCAATAAAGTACCCCTTTTAGAAGAACTAAACAAAAACTATGGCAAATTCATTTGTAAGATATACTGGTAACGGTGTTACTACTACGTACGCTATACCTTTTAGCTACAGAAGTACAGCAGATTTAACAGCTACAGTAGCAGGTTCTAATGTTACAGCTTACACTTTAGATGCCGCAGGAACTAACCTTACATTTACTACAGCACCGGCTAATGGTGCCGCTATTGAAATAAGAAGAACAACAAGTCAAAACACAAAATTAGTAGATTATGTTTCAGGTTCAGTTTTAACTGAAAACGATTTAGACACAGATTCAGACCAAGCATTTTATATGTCTCAAGAAGCCATAGATAAAGCTGGTGACGTTATCTCATTGGATAACGTAGATTTCAATTGGGATGTACAAAATAAAAGATTAAAAAATGTTGCAAATCCTGTAGATAATACAGATGCTGTTAACAAACAATTTATATCTACAAACATTCCTAATATTACAACAGTTGCAGGTATTAGTGCAGATGTTACAACGGTAGCAGGCATTAGTGCTGATGTTACAGCAGTAGCGTCAGATGCTACAGATATTGGGACAGTAGCTACTAACATAGCTTCAGTAAACACAGTAGCTACAAATATTGCAGATGTAATTAAAGTAGCTGACGATTTAAATGAAGCAATCTCAGAAGTAGAAACTGTTGCAAATGATTTAAATGAAGCAACTTCAGAAATAGAAGTTGTTGCTAATAATATAACTAATGTTAATACAGTTGGTACTAACATAGCTAATGTCAACACAGTAGCGGGAATAGATACAGACGTTACTACAGTTGCAGGAATAAGCGCTGATGTAACTTCAGTAGCAGGTATATCAACTGCTGTATCTAATGTTAACT